TGGGATGTATCCTATGACTGAGGAGTATATTTCTCTTTTCAATTTTGAAACTCTACGTCAAGCTTATTTCGCTATGAATTTAATTTGTACATTGCCGGATAAAACTTCCGCTACTAGATCCCACTATACATGGGATGAAGTGGACATAGGAAAGAGAACTTTCCGTTATGAACCAGTAGTAGACGGATACTGTGCTCCTCTGGCGTTAGAGAGCATAGGCAAAATGTTGACTATCGGACTCGTTAAAGACATGTCTTTAGTTGAGAAAATGGAACAAGCTCTGTCAGACGCAAGGATGGAGTTTGCCCAATATGGGAGAAAACAGTATGACGATTGGATGAGCAAACTTCTCCCAATTTGCCTTAAATGGGGAATTAGGTGTCCCGAGAAATCTTGGGAAGACTTAGTCACATTTAATAGATCGTCACGCGAGTACAAAGTTGTGGGGATTGATGACGACCACACTTTGGCCTTACAAAAGGCAGTTCATCAACTGTGCGAAGAGACCTTTGAGTCATCGTCTATTGAAAACGGCGAGATTCTGTCAAGTAAATTATCCGCACAGCATTTAGTTTTAGATATGTTAAATCAAGACAATCAATCAAACAATGAGTATGACTTACTCGAAACAGTCACAACAGCTTATTTATCTTCGGATTCGTCCGACGAAACAACGAAGGAAGTCGTGGTTCCTGAAGTGGAAGAAACAGTTAGGTTTACGCAGACCGCGCCCACCTATTCGCTTTCGCCAGCCAGAGCCCCCGACTCTACCTTCTCATCAACCAGGTCTTTTGGAGCGGAGCTTGGATCGTACTTATCAAGGTATATCGAAATTTCTCGAAGTGAGTGGACTATCGGCACAGACTTTCTTACAGTTATCGACCCTTGGTCGCTTTGGCGCGCTAACACTTATATTGCTTCTAAGTTACATAATTATGCCTTTATAAAGCATGATATGGAAATAAAGATCCTTATAAATGGTACTCCGTTCCATTATGGGCAGCTCATGGTAGCGTATGCTCCCATGCTAGCTTATTATGGACAGAATTTTACTAACGGCGCCACAGCAGCTACACATGC